ATTGTGCCTGAAATTGCAGCCATTTGCTGAAAGCCATAAAGACCTCGATAACGTCCACGATGCTGGTCTGCTTGTCCAGCTTTTCAATAGTGGCCGAAAATTTGGCCAGCTTGTCGCCCAGGCCATTGATAGCGTCGGGGTCGTTGGTGTTGTTTACGCTTTCCAGCATTTTGTCGATAGTACGGAGCAGCTTGTTGACGAGTTCGGGGCGGGTAATGTTCTGCGCGGCGCGCTGTTCCTGCCACCCCTCTGCGTTTACCCATTTAGTAATGGTCTGCGCCGAGATACCGGTTTTTTCGGCTATCACTTTTTGGCTGTCGCCCTGCATGAATAGAATGCGGGCGTAGTCTTTCTTTTCTTCACGCTCTTTCTTTGTCGCCATTCGGTGCCATAATTTTAATGTTGTTAATGCGGCACCGGGAGGCCCGGCGCTGCGGGTTATTGTTAATATTAATTGCCGCAAAATTCAACATAATAGGCCGGAATTAAAAAAAGAGTGTAAACTCTTTACACTCTTTTTGTGGGAGTTAGATAAACTATTGAATTTTGCACCGAAAGTTGCATTCAATGCGGCGTAGAGCAGTGGTAGCTCGTGAGGTTCATTCCCTCAAGGTCGCAGGTTCGAGTCCTGCCGCCGCCACAACCAAATAGGAGACCAACGAAATGGCAAAAGAAATGATTATAAGCACCAGCCGCCTGAACAGTTACGGCAGCCGTGTAATTACTGCGGGCATCGACATAGAGCAGTACCAAAAGAACCCTGTACTGCTATGGATGCACCGCAGGAGCTTCAACGACAACAACCCGTTGCCCATTGGCCGCGTGGATAACTTGCATGTGGACGGGGACGCGCTAAAAGGTACGCCCGTATTCGACGAGAACGACCCATTTGCAAAGCAGATAGCCGACAAGTGGAACAACGGGTTCTTGAAAATGTGCAGCGCCGGCCTGGATATTATCGAGGTCAGCGTGGATCAGGCCAACCTCGTGCCGGGACAGACCCGCGCCACCATTATGCGCAGCAAGCTGACAGAGGTCAGCATTGTGGACGTGGGCAGCAACGACGACGCATTGCAGCTAACCAATAGCGGCCAGCTGTTGACATTGGCAGCCGGCGACGAAAGCGAAGCGCTGCCCCTGCTGACGCTGGCACAAAACACCGAAACAAGCAACGCCGACGACACAAAGCCGGAGGCCAATATTAACAAAAACAACACAAATAAAAGCATGAACAAAGAAACGTTACAGCTGCTCGGTCTCGCAGAGGGCGCGACCGACGAGCAGGTGCACAACGCCGTGCAGTTGCTCAAAAGCAAGGCCGACAAAGCCCACAGCATGGAGCTTGCAGCCATTACCGCCGCCGTTGATCAGGCCGTCAAGGACAAGCGTATCACCGAGGCCAAACGCGACCACTTTATCCAGCTGGGCAAAAACGTAGGTGTGCAGCAGCTCACTGAAACGCTGGAGTGCATGGCACCCGCCAGCAAGCCCCTGGACTTAATCAACAAGACCAACGACAGCGCCGGCCAGCCCGCCGGTCAGGAGCACCAAACCTTTGCCAAATTGTCGGAAGTTCCCGCCGACCAGGTGGAGAAGCTCAAAAACGACCAACCGCAGGAGTATGCCCGCCTTTACAAGGCCGAGTATGGCATGGAACTGCCCCGTTAAACAGTCAATAACCAACATTAATAGCGATTTAATTAACAATGAAAGCAATTCTAAAAATTTTCAGCTGTTCGTGCATGATGCTTTGCGCCATTGGCGTAAACAGCGCAATGGGCGCCACCCTGTCGTGTGCCGTCGGCGGCACGCCTGCCGTGGGTGCGCTCATGGCTAACGGTGTAGCCCTGCTTGCCGGTGGATTCATGCCCGTAGGTGCCCTCCACGCCGGTGTGTTTACCGAGATCTGGACGGCAGAAATGATTAAAGCGTTCCGTACTGCTGCCGAAGCATTAGGCTGGTACGACCGCATCCGCTCTTATGATCAGTATGTGGAAAATGACGTTATCCACTTTACCGAGCTGGGCGGCGACCCCAATGTATTGATTAATAACTCCACCTATCCGCTTGCCATTACTAAGCTGGAAGACGCAGACAAGCCCGTAAGTCTGGACAAGTTCGACACCGAGGCCACCCCTGTGACCGACGACGAATTGCACGCAGTAAGCTACGACAAAATGGCCAGCGTTCAGGAGCGCCACCGCGAAGCTATCAAAGAGGCCGTGCGCCAAAAGGCTATCCATGCCATTGCGCCGGACGAGCATACGGCAAACAAAACCGTGGTGCTACGTACCACAGGCGAAGTCGACACCGCCAACCTGCGCAAAAGGTTGACCCCCGCCGACATTGTGACGCTCAAGGCAGCCTTTGACAAAATGAATATGCCGGCGAGCGACCGTGTGCTGGTGCTCTGCTCTGACCACGTTAACGACCTTTTGCTGACCGACCAGAAGTTCCGCGAAGCCTACAACATCAACCAGACCGAAGGCAAGATTGCGCGTCTTTATGGCTTCGACATTTACGAATACAACGGCACACCTTACTACACCAGCGCCGGCAAAAAGAAGACCTACGGCGCGGCCACCACATCGACCGACCGCCAGGCATCTGTTGCGTTCTACGTGCCCGGCATGATGAAAGCCAACGGCAGTGTGCAAATGTATTACAGCGAGGCGAAGACCGACCCATTGTACCACCGCAACCTTGTGAATTTCCGCAAGTGGGGCATCTGCTTGCCGCTTAAATCGGCCTGCACCCGTGGCGCAATCGTCAGCACCGTAGAAACTGCATAAATAAATGGCACAGGCTCTTAAATATCTGGTAATCCACTGCACGGCTACCCCGGAGGGACGCGACGTGTCGAGCGACGAAATACGCCGCTGGCACACGTCGCCGGTCTCTCAGGGCGGGCGTGGCTGGAAGCAGGTAGGTTATACCGACCTGTTCCACCTTAATGGCAGCGTGGAACGTTTGGTTGCCAATAACGAGGACGACCTGGTGGACAATTGGGAGATCACCAACGGCGCTAAAGGCTACAACAGCATTAGCCGGCATATTGTCTACGCCGGTGGTTGTGCCGCCGACGGAAAAACCGCAAAAGACACCCGCACGTCGCAACAGAAGGCAGCCCTGGAAAAGTATGTTAAAGAGTTCCACGCCGCACACCCGAAAGTTAAGATTATCGGCCATAACGAAGTAGCCGCAAAGGCTTGTCCGTCTTTCGACGTGCAGGCGTGGTTGAAAAGTATTGGCATAAATCAGTAACCCCCTGAATGAGCACTATAACGACAATTATACTCGCAATCATTGGCAGCACAGCCATAAGCACGCCCCTGGGCGTTTGGCTGGGCAGCGTATTGACCCGCGACAAATACAGGGCGGAAATCGACCAGCTACGTGCCGAGGTGTCGTCTAAACTGTCGTCGGTCAGGTCGTCAGAACTTGACAACGTGCGCAAAGCCAACGACCTGCTGGTAGAAAGCATCGTTACACCGCTCCAGAAGGAAATATCAAGTTTACGCCGCAATGTTGACAAATTCCGCAAAGCTATTGAAAAGATCCCTTTTTGCCCTCATGCTAACGAGTGCCCTGTGTCTCGTCAGCTGTCGAGTGACGAGGGAGACGACGACAAAGGCGCAGGTCGATAGTCTGTTACAGGCTGCCTTAATGCAGACGACATTACACCAAAGTGAGGCCAGCGTTGAGCAAGCCCTGCACCTTTTACTATTCGACACGACGCAACCGGCTGACACCGCCACAGGCCTGCCGCCTGTTAAGGCAGCATTAACCACGACCACAGCAGCCACGCGAAAGGACAACACCGAGCGCTGGGCACAGGCCGACGTTAAAGCAGAACTAAATAGGGCACAGACCGACAGCACCCGAACGCTGGCGCAAAGCACGTCACACGTGCAGAGCGACCAACAGGAGAATATGGCCGCCCAAAGCGACACCACAGACAAGGGAAAGAGCCGGAGCGGCGGTTGGCCGGTGTTGGCAGTGGCTGCCCTGGCTGCATTACTAATTTTTACGGCCTGCGTCTGGTATCTACGCAGAAAATAAATCAATAACAAAACAATAAAATGAACAGTTTAGAAATCAAACGCCAGAATGGTAACGTTCCCAAAAGCCTATCAGGCCAAGACCACGTGTCGGGCATGATCTTTTACGTTACCTCTGCGGACATTCCCGACGGCTTCGCCACCGAGGCCGTGCAAGCTGTCAGTACCATAGACGCAGCCGAAGCGTTAGGCATTACCGCCGACGCTGAAAAATGGGCTATCAAGGTCATGCACTACCAGCTGTCGGAAATATTCCGCATCAATTCAGGCATTACGCTTTACGTCGGCATATTCACCAAGCCGGAAACGCACACCTTTGCTGAGCTGGCCACAGTGCAGAACTACGCCGACGGCGCAATCCGTCAGTTTGGCATCTGGGACGGCCTTACACCACTGACCGCCGAAAATGTCGCACTAATCCAGGCTAAAGCCGACGCGCTGGATCTGAACAATGCTCCCGTGTCGGTGGGCTATGCTCCAAGCCTGAAAAACGGCTACCAAAGCATTACCGGCCTGAAAATTGCCGGTGCAGCCCCGCGCGTTTCGGTAATCATCGCCCAAGCCGGCGGCACAAACGACACAGGCGCGCTGCTCTTTGCAGAAACCGGCAACAAGACCACCAAGAACGCAGTAAGCTGTATTGGTGTGTGGCTGGGTCATGTGTCGAGCGCATCAGTGCACGAAAGCATTTCATGGGTTAAGAAGTTCCCCTCCGGCATTTCTCTGCCCGCGTTGAGTGACGGCACCCTGGTGCGCACACTTGACAAGGCGTGGGTTGAAAAGCTGGACGATGCACGCTTTCTGTTCCTGACCCCCATTGTGGGCGTTTCGGGCAGCTATTGGAAC